ACAAAGCCTTGAAAGTGGAGATGGTGATTGTTTACATTATGTTCTAAATGCTGAAGATAAGAAACCTGCAGATGTAAATGCAGATGAAGAATACTCAGACATTAATGGTGCAGACATTCCACGAGAGGCAATGTTTCTTCATGAGGATGACGACAACGGAGGCAGTTCTTGGTATGAAGCACCGAATGAGTTTGATCATGTATGGGGTGTTGCTTCGGACAGTGCATATATCAATATTGAAAAGGTTGATAGCACAGAGTACAATGCAAAACACTTGGAAGACATAGTCGAAAACGAAGACCTAAACGAATTTGCAAGTCGGGTATCAGAAGAAACAGATTGGGAAGTTGAGCTTACCGAAGGACTCAAAGACGGTAGCAAGTATGCCAACAAAGGTGACTATGTGCTACAGTTTATGAGTTCTGAAAAAGGTACTTTTTTTGACGGCATTTTAGAAACACCAGGTTTGATCGATCTAAAGAAACTAAAGTTTACAATTGATGAAGCACCAAACGGAGAAGATACACTGTTTGATGTTAGTTATGATGGTGAAGAAATTGATAACCAAGGCGGTGACACTAACGGCAAAGGCTACAGTGCATATGTGTGGCAAGAGTAGGTTAAATACAGTATGACAGACAAACCAAAAACTTGGACATTCAAAGCAGAAGAAATTTTTGAAGAGATTCCAAAAGACCCAAAAAATGTAGTGATGAAAATACCAGATGAAGTTGCCCAAACAGTGGGCATTAAACCTGGTGATAAAATTAAGGTTTTGGTAGGAGATCAAGGCACTATCAAAATCGAAAAAGTTTAACCGTTTTGTTTGACTTTTAGATTAGATCGTGTATAATAATATTATTACTTAGGAGATCTATTATGCACATAGAAGTTTTTGGTGGAAGCAAATCACAAAAGAAACATACCAAAAAAATGGTAGAATTTTGTGTAAACACTTTAATGCCAAAGATTAAAAATCTAGATATCACAGTATATCTTTCTAAGCCAAAAGGTGCAATGGGGTTTTGTCTAGAATTAGATAAAAAAGAATTTGAAATTGAAGTTGATAAAACTCAACCTTTACGCAAAGTTTTAGAAACAGTAGCCCAAGAAAAGGTTCATGTCAAACAGTATGTGAGACGGGAACTGCATCCTGAGAAGCATGTTTGGCTAGGTAAAACTATTGATCCTGATGATGTGAGCTATTGGGATTTACCTTGGGAAATTGAAGCCCATGGTAGAGAAACAGGACTTTTTATCAGATATTGCGAAACTAATAATTTGGCAAAATATAAATGGACTCAGGAGTAAATAAATATTAAAAATATGCCTAAATATGAAAATTGGACTAGTGTAGAAGCAGTAGACAGAAGTCTACTAGATGCTGACGTACACTATCTACATGGTGAACTTACAAATGAAAATGTAAGTGAAGCTATAAAGTGGATTCTAAGTGCTAACCTTACAAAAAAACCTAAACGTGTATTAGAACTTTATATTAACACACCAGGCGGCGACTTATACGAAATGTTTGCACTGATAGATATAATGAAAACAAGTTATCATCATATCAGCACAGTTGGAGTTGGCGCTATTATGAGTGCAGGCTTTTTAATATTTGCAAGTGGTTCACAAGGTTATCGTTATATTGGTAAGAACACAGGTATAATGAATCACCAACACTCAGATAGTTTAGATGCCAAGATGCATGACATAAGAGCACAAATGAAAGAGAATCAAAACTGTGAAGCAAGATGTCTACAGATTCTAAAAGAAGCAACAGGCATGACAGTACAAGAAGTACGTAATAAATTTATAAAAAATCCTAGTGATCAATACTACACAGCCAAACAGTTAATAGACTTAAAAATTGCAGACGATATTTTATAGGTTGACAAATTACTTAAAATATACTATATTAATAACATAAGGCAACAACAAAGGCAAAAACTATGATGGCATTTCAAACTAAAGATCGTGTACCACTTAAAACTGTTCCTACACAAGAAGCATTGGCTGTAGCATTTGCGGCATATCGGATTCGTAAAGGCTATCAAAAAGACACACGTAGATACAGTGAAGAAACCCCTACGGAACATTCTAACAAAGAGATGGTTAAATTTCATTTTGCCGTAAAGTCTGCAAGCTATGTAGATCCGGACTTCAAAATGTTCCAACCAACAGAAGAAGACTTTGCCGCAGTAGAAGATGCTCGTAAATGGATGAAGCGTTATATACTGTTAGGTCTTGGTGAACTTGATGAATTCAAAAAAGACATGATCGACAGTGTATCAGAAGATACTGTCAGTGTAAACAATCTTGGTCGTGTTGCTTTTATACCAGAATTTGTTAAACGCGACCGTCATGAAAATGATCTTACAAAAGAGATTCGTGTAGAGTATCGCGACAGTCAATATCTTGGCAAAGAAAAAGATACTGTAGAAGGTGTCATTAAAATACTTGACCAACGCTACAGTGAACGATGGGAGAGTTATAACTACACCGCAGTGCTTGATGGCAATCTTGTTAGTTTCATGAACAAGTTTGATCATCCTGTTGGTTGTATGAAACGTATCAAAGCAAAAGTAAGATCACATACTAAGAATCGCTTCTTTGAAGCAAATGAAACACGTCTAAATTATGTAAAACTATACAAGGTGTAGTGATGATTCAACTTCAAGGCAAGTTGCCTCGCAAGATTATGGTTGCTGTTAGCGGCGGAGTTGACTCAATGGCCGCACTAGATTTCTTACGTAGAAATCATGAGGTAGAAATATTTCATTTTAACCACGGCACTGAACATAGTAAAGTTGCAGAAGATTGTGTGCGTAGATATGTGCAAAAATACGATTTGCCTTTTCAAATCCGTGGTATTAGCAAAATACATAAACCTAAAGGTATGAGCCAGGAAGACTATTGGCGGCAAAAACGCTATGCATGGATAGACATGTTTGCTGATAATCATTTACCTGTAATTACATGTCATCATTTGGACGACTGTGTTGAGACTTGGGTTTGGAGTTCAATGCATGGTACAGGTAAAATTGTGCCTCGCACAAGAGGCAATGTCGTCCGTCCTTTTCGACAGACTCGGAAACGTGATTTTCAACTGTGGGCAGACTTAAATAATATTGAATACGTTGAAGACACAAGCAACACTGACACAAATTATATTAGAAATTACGTAAGACACGAAATGATGCCACATGTGTTGCGAGTTAACCCCGGCATCTATAAAACTATTAGCAAAAAGGTTAAAGCGGATGACGGAACCAAAAGTTGTAAGTTTTGAAGAAGCACTAGCAGATGATGACTGGGGAATTATTATAGGCAAGGACGGAACTCTAAAAGGAATGTTTATTCCTGAGGGAAGTGATGAAGAAGAAGTGCCGGAAGTAATTGTTAAATTATGTATTCAATACTTTGGAATTGATCCTACTGAAGAGGTGACTTTACACTAATGTTAAATCAAATACAGAATATACTAACCGTTATTGGACTAATTTCACTTGACAATACTAACAAAATATCTTATAATAATTAATAATAAAGGAATGATATGAAAACTATATACGATGATAAATGTTCTATTACCTGTACTGACAAAGATCAGGTAGTTGAAGCTGAAGTTATGGATTTTAGGCCTAAGCAAAATTTAACAGTAGTTTTGGCTAGTAATAAAATCCATATGAAATATAATGGTCGTTTATATGTAGGCAATGCAGTAGGCATGGAGTTTACATCTAAAGGACCAGAAGAACATGTAATTAAACAAGGAAGAGGATTATAATGCCTAACTTAGTTCCTGTAGTGATTGAAAAAGAACAGCGTGGCGAACGCAGTTATGATATATATTCGAGACTACTAAAAGACAGAATTATTATGCTTGACACAGATGTTAATCAAACAAGTGCAAGTTTAATAGTTTCACAGATGCTGTTCTTAGAAAGTCAAAATCCAGACAAGCCTATTAATTTTTACATTAATTCACCAGGTGGTAGCGTGACAGCAGGTATGAGCATTTATGATACAATGAATTTTATTAAGTCGCCAGTACATACTATTGTTATGGGCATTGCCGCAAGCATGGGAAGTTTTCTTGCAAGTGCAGGCACTAAAGGAAAAAGATTTATTTTACCACACGCAAGGCATATGATTCACCAGCCATTGGGTGGTACAAGAGGACAGGCAAGTGATGTTGAAATCCAATACAAAGAATTACAACATTGGAAGGACACACTTACTAAACTTTATGTAGAACACACAGGTAAGGACTATGCTACACTTGAAGCAGACATGGATCGTGACAACTTCATGAGTGCCAAAGAATCAGTAGACTATGGACTTGCAGATAAAATTATGGAGAAGCGTTAATGCCTATTCCAGAAAAGATTATTATTCCTGCATCTAAAGATCCAAGCACAAAACACTTTTGGATTAGTATGGCTAAGAGTGGAGTGCGTATAGCAGGCTGTCTTATTGCTCTATTTACAGGTAGTGTGGCTTGGTTAGCAGGCGGATTTCTTGTAGCTGAGATTTTAGGTATCGCAGAGGAAATGTAATATGACCGTTGTAGCAGAAAAGGTTGCTGAATTAAAAGGCATACCGACTCAAGAAGATTTGAATAAACAACTAAGAGAAGGCACTTTGATAGTCACCTTCAATAAGTTAAATGGAGACGAGCGGGTAATGACCTGCACAAAAAAACTGGACCTCATTCCTGAGGACAGTAGACCTAAGACAGATAAAGAACCACCCAAAGGTAATGTAAATGTCTGGGACTTATCAGCAAAAGGATGGCGATCATTCAAATATGATCGTGTCACAAAAGTTATATCAGCATAGGAGAAACAAATGAAGTTCCGTGAAATATATTTTCACACTGTTGCTATTGCACTAGGTGCAGGATTTTTGACTGGATTTAGTGGAGTAGCATCAGCTCAGCAAAATGACATTCTAGAAATTAGAGACCATTATAAAACTGTAATTCAACAAAATCCCTACAAAGTTGAAGTATGTAGAGATGTTGTAGTATCTGGAGATAAAACTGGAGATACTTTGAAAGGTGCAATCATTGGAGGTATTATCGGCAACAATGTAGGTGATATTGAGAATGGAGGTGCTGCAGGTGCAATTATTGGCGGTTTGCTAGGACATCAAAACAGCACTGCTACTGGAGGCACAAAAAGAACTTGTTCAATTGAGACTAGATATCAAGAAGAAAGTCTTGAATTATATAGTCATAGTTCAATTACATTTTTAGCCGATGGCAAGCAATATACAGTGAAGTTCAGCAAATAATGCTACGGAGGGTGGGCAGGACGGTAATGCAGCGGATTGCTAATCCGTACTACGTTTTTAAGCGTAGAGTGGGTTCGACTCCCACACCCTCCGCCATTTTGTTTGTTGTTTTATGTTTTATGGCAAGTTGTCATCCAGTTTTTGCTCAAGAAAATTATTATCAATTTTTATCAAAATATGTACCAATTAAATACGAAGGATACTATTGCAAAGATTATAGTATGAATGCATACTATCTTCCTAGGTCGAACAGTATTACACTTTGTAAAGATAATATTGTTAATAAGTTTGGTGTAAATGCAGAAAGCATTATGATCGATAAACTTTTACATGAAGCAGTGCATTTAGCACAGGATTGCAAAGCTGGATTTCAAAATGCAGAGCTAGAATCATTACAAGAAGTTAAATACATTTCTGCTAAGGTCAAAAGACTTTACAAGGAAAAGTATCACATAATAGAAGCTGAAGCAAACAACATCTATAAAAACACAAGATTAGTATTTGATTTAGTTTCTAAATATTGTGGGCGGGTATAGTATAATGGTATTATCGCAGCCTTCCAAGCTGAGGATAGGAGTTCGATTCTCCTTACCCGCTCCAGAGCTGGCATAGCTCAGTTGGTAGAGCAACTGATTTGTAATCAGTAGGTCCGCGGTTCGAGTCCGTGTGCCAGCACCATTAAGGAAGTGACATGGAAATAATTTGGCACATTTTGTTAACCGTATGTTTGGGTTCGACTTGTATCGAACAAGACGTTCAACGGTTTGACACTAAAGCAGAATGTGATCAAATGCTAAAGGTTTACATAGATATCCCAGCAGACGGTGATTGGGATACAGTGCAATATGAATGTAAACCAGTTGGTTCAACATCTACTTAGCCCCGGTGGTGGAACGGTAGACACGCTGGTCTTAGGAACCAGTGCTGAGAGGCGTGAGAGTTCGAATCTCTCCTGGGGCACCAATTTTTTTTACTATTTTGGTAAAAAAGAGGTTGACATTATAGTAATAATTTGCTATAGTGTATACATAAGCTAAAAACTTGTAGCTAGAGTTTTTATATAGTGCAAGGAAGAGGCGTTTACCAGAGCGTCGAACTTGACTGCTTAGGGGTGGTACCCAGGCTTGGTAGTAGAAATACGCTGAGTCACATCGCTCTACCGAGCGGAAGTAGGTTCCCTGGTTATCAGAATGGCATCTGTGGCGAGGGGTTGGAGGTATAACCGAGTCCTCCCTATAATTGCTTATTTTTAAAAAGGCTTATTCAAGAAATTGAATAGGTCTTTTTTCTTTTATAAATACCATTAGAATGTTCAAGGCCGTAAAAGAAATAATATGGCATCTCACATGCACAAATTGTAATAACTGGTTTACCTATGCAACAATGGAAGACAAGTTATGCATAGATAGATTTTCCTTCCATTGTCCGCACTGTGGCAAACAAGGCGGCGTTAAAAAAGAAGTTGACAAATAATCAATTTTTTTGTATATTAAAATGACTGCGTAGGTGTAGTGTCAACGGTTTAGCACGACAGTCTCCAAAACTGTAAGTCAGGGTTCGAATCCTTGCACCTATGCCAACTTTTTATACCAATTTAATTGTTCTTGTCTAGTTTTATTTTTTGCTAAAACTGCACCTATGCAACTGCCCGGATCACCTGGGTTGGGTGGCACATATACATTATCCCAATGTCCTTGTATTTTATCAACTGCATCTTTGTTTAATGCTCCGCCACCCGCTAATGCTAGATGTTTTGAATCTGTTTGTACTTTTGTCCATATACTTAAAACACTTACACAATATTCAAAAATATGTTGTGTAGCTGCCGCAATATCATACATATCCTTTTGTGACGATAATTCAGGTCTCCACCACATACAACCTCTGTGTAAGTTGTGTCTCAATTTGATCTTTTGAGGATTTCTTTTTTTATGATCTACATCTATAATTTCTTTCATTAAAGTTGATGCTAATCTACTAGCCTTGCCCTTCTTTGCCCACTGGCTAACAAGATATTCATCACGTTGTGCCTGTAAACCCATACGTTGTGTCATAGCACTATAGAAAAGTCCAAGGCTATGCGGATAACCTTGACTGTAAATCTTATGTAATTTATTGTTCTTTCCGTGCCATACAGTTAGTGTTTCAAACTCGCCTATGCTATCCAAACAAATGACAGCACAATCATCATGAGGTTGAGTGTAATAGGCATATGCCGCGTGAGATAAATGGTGTTGTGTATATTCAATAGGAGCATTTATATCCCAACGTGCTAGATAATCTGTAATGTTATTTTCTTTCAATAACCAACCTTGTCCTGCCCGCCATTGACGAAGTGTTTTTAAAAAAGGACGCTCATACCAAATAATTTTGCTAGGACTTCCAAAACTTTGTTTAGCGACTTCTAATTGTGTCCAATTAGGATTTGGATCATTTGGTACATCTGAAAAGTCTTTTGCCAAACTAGCCCAAAGCAATTTATTCTTGTCAAAAACAGCCAAACTAGCATCGTGACTATTTCCTACCATTCCCCAAATTATCATAATTTATTTCTCCAATATGTACTATTTACTTACTAAAAGGTTGACAAACTGCTGTTGTGATTGTATAGTAAATATATAATTAATAGTGAGAGGCACAAAATGAGAACACAACCGCAAGATATTATAGCTAAACTTGAAGCAGATAATTCACGTTTAGGCAAAGAAGCAATACTTAAATCAGCATATGAAGAAGGACTACCTGAATTTTTTGAAGGTATTACAATGGCACTTGATCCACTTGTCACTTTTGGAGTAAAACAAGTTGCAGTCAAGGATGAAGTGATATCTGCACAAGGTTGCGAATGGAAAATTTTTAAAGAACTTGCAGAAAAATTAATTGCTAGAGAACTAACAGGACATGCGGCACGAGATGCTATTAACCTTGTAATGAGTTCAGCAACATCAGAACAGTGGAATGGTTGGTATCGTAGGATCCTTATAAAAGATTTACGTTGCGGTGTAAGTGAAAAAACAGTGAACAAAGTAGCCCCAGGTACAGTGCCTGTGTTTACATGTCCACTTGCACATGATAGTGCAAATCACGAAAAGAAAATGGTAGGCAAAAAGCAAATTGAAATTAAACTAGATGGTGTAAGAGTAATTACTATTATACGTGGCGATAAAGTAGAAATGTTTAGCCGTAATGGAAAACAGTTCCATAACTTTGGTCATATCATTTCAGAGATTGAAGAAGTTATTGCACAAAAGCCTGCTCCGTACGATCTTGTGTTAGACGGTGAAGTAATGAGTGCAAACTTCCAAGACCTTATGAAACAGGTTCATCGTAAAGACGGCAAGCAGTCAGATGACGCAGTTCTACACTTGTTTGATATGTGTCCACTTGCAGACTTTCAAAAAGGCATTTGGGACAAACCTCAGTCATTTAGAAGTCAAGCAGTGAAGGCTTGGGTAGAGCAGAATGAAAGCGTTTTAAAGCACGTACAAGCACTTGATTGGGAAGATGTGGATCTAAGTACACCCGAAGGACAAGAACGCTTTGTACAGCTTAATAAAGCGGCTGTAGACGGTGGATATGAGGGTGTTATGATCAAAGATGTAGATGCTCCTTATGAATGTAAAAGAACACATAGCTGGTTGAAAGCAAAACCATTTATTGAAGTCACACTAGAGGTAATTGAAGTTGAAGAAGGTACAGGAAGAAACGAAGGAAGACTCGGTGCTGTTGTATGCACTGGGAAAGATGACGGGAAAGATATTAGGGTTAATGTTGGTAGCGGATTTACAGATGATAACCGCACTACTTATTGGAATAGCAGGGACGCTCTTATTGGTCAACTTGTAGAGGTTAGAGCAGATGCTATTACACAAAATCAAGATGGTACTTATTCGCTTAGGTTTCCAAGGTTCAAAACGTTCCGAGGATTTGAAGTCGGGGAGAAAATCTAACATAGTCCGTTGGGACTTAGAAAGAGAAGGATAAAATGAAAGAATTTGTATATAATGCGTGGACCGTTGTAATGGATGACAAACGCAATCCACTTAGTAATATTCCAGATCTGCAGGTAAGGCATGTGATCATGCAGGTGCTTGCTTGGATGTGGTGTATTGTGTTTTCAATGTACTTGGGCAGTATTACTGCATTTGGTATCAGTGCAATCGGACACGTTCTGTTGATTGGTGCTATTGTTGTCACTGTGGGAACATTTGAAACAGCCAAACGCAATCCTGGTGTTTTTAGATTTAAAAAAGGATATCACACATATGGTAGACAACGTGGTTATGTTATCTATCATGATGAGCAAGGCAATCCTAAAAAGGTTGAATTAGATCCCAAAGACCCTGGCGGCGAACACGCTTAATCCAAAAAGTTCTTGACTTTTACACTTTCTAATATATACTGTATATTTTAGTAGGAGAATAAAATGGCACTTACTGCACTAAAAGGTGTAAAGACCAAACGTAAACAACCTAGAGCCGCCTCACGTATTAAACGCGGAGCCAAACTGACTGAACCTAGTTGGGAAGGTTGGGAAGAAATGACAGGCGAGCAATTCCATAGAGCTAAAGATGCCGCAAGAGCATGGTACTATGAAAACTTTAAGCCGCAGGATTTATATCCAAGTATTTGGGTATATATGAAAGAACAAGACTATTCCAAAGAAGATATCAAAAACGCAAAGTCTGCACCAGCGCATACACTAAGCATCACAGCCGCTATTGTAGCTAAGATGCTACTGCGTGGCATGCCTGCCTACAACGAAAAACATGCACAATATTGGGAAAGCCTTCCTGGCACAATGGGTGAACTTGCTCCTTCCACACAATTTCTAAAAAAACGTATTGAGGCTGCCATCAAAGAAGGCAGTGGTGTTGTAGAAGAAAAGAAAGAAGAAGAAAAAGAAAAAAAGAACGTGTATGTGCCTAGTATTCAAGAACGCATATTTGAACAGGCTAAAAAAGCATGTGAGAAAATAGATGATTGGTTAGAGGATCATTATAAGCCAGATGTAAAATTTAATCCAAAAGGATTTGATGTTAAAAAACACTTCAATGAATACAAAGTCACACAAGCACATGCAAGAAAAATAAAGGATTTTTATCAAGAAGAACTTGCTGAATATAGAGATGTGTTGAATATTCCTACTGCTGGACAGTTAAAAAAGATGGACGAAAAAGAAGCTGATCTTTGGGAGCAACTCAAAGAAGGTTATAGCAATATGACCAAACCAGAAGTAAAAGAAATCATATCTGCATTAGAAGTTGTTATGGATGCTTGTGATTTTGTAATTGAACAGTCTAAGGCAAATCGCAAAACACGTAAACCTAAACCTAAAAGTGCAGACAAATTAGTTGCAAAGTTAAAATACAAGAAACAAGACGACAAGTATAATATTGTAAGTTTTAATCCTATTGATGTTGTAGGAGCCAATGAAGTATGGGTATTCAACTGTAAAACAAGAAAACTTGGAAAATACGTTGCAAAAAATATTGACCCATTAGGTGCTGGCAGAGAAGGCAGTGGCTTGAGTGTTAAAGGCACTACTATTACACAATATAACGAAGCAGAAAGTATTCAAAAGACACTGCGTAAACCAGAAGAACAGCTCAAAGAGTTCAAAGGTGCTGGCAAAGTAAAACTACGTAAATTTTTAGAAGAAATTAAAACTACAGACACAAAACTTAATGGTAGAATAAATCCTGACACAGTGCTTCTTCGTGTAAACTGATAAATATTAGTATGAGCATACAAGATATTAGATCAGGTTTGACAGCACTGAGCGAAGCTATTGATACTTTGCAAAGTGCTCCTGCACCCAAAGTAGAGATATTAGATCGCGAATTAAGTGGTAATAAAATTAATGGTGGTATGATCACCAACTTCAAATCTGTAGGTATAGTTGATGAAGCAAATAAAACAGCACTTACAGTACACAATGATGGTATAACAGTCAAAGCAATAAACGTACAGCAAATTAATAACGAATTAACTATTAATGGTAATTTAGATGTTAATGGTCATATACATGCAACAAGTTTACATGTAGATGAAGTATCTGCTGATATTAGAAACGAAAGAACGTCTTCATTAGAATTTAGGGCTGAGAACGGAGAATTAAACGGAAAAGGTTTAATTTGGAGTGGAGAAGATTATACCAAACAATTAGTATATAGAAATACTCCAAACAGAATTTGGAGTAGTGAAGATATAGATCTTAATCGCGAGAAGGTGTACCGTATTGATAACTTAGCAGTTTTGACTTTAGAAAGTTTAGGAAACAGTGTTGTCAACAGTAATCTTCAAACAGTAGGAACTTTACAAGGACTACATGTTGAAGGTAGAATGAATATTGATAACTTTGTTTATTGGGATAGCGATTCTGAAAGATTAGGTATAGGAACTGATTCACCTAATGGTATGTTAAGTGTGAAAAATATCGATCATGAATTCGTTATAGATAACACAGAAGATAAAAAGTTTAAACTAGGCACCTGGACTACTAGTGCATTACAATTGATTACAGATGATACAACAAGGTTAGAAATTGGCACTGACGGAAATATTGCTGTGACTAATAATTTCTCTGTTCAGGGCAATCTCGGCATCGGTGTTAAGAATTTTAGCAGTGATGTATCTCTAACTACATCTGGACCTGTAAGATTACAGAATAAAAAATTTGAAACTGGAAGCTCTATTCCAAACTCAGGTTCTTATGTTAAAGGAGATATAGTGTGGAACACAAATCCTCAGCCAACTGGCTTCGTAGGTTGGATCTGCGTAAGAGCAGGTACGCCAGGCGATTGGAAGCCTTTTGGTCAAATAATAAATTAGATAGATCTATTACAATTTGGTGGTATGCAGCGAAAGTTTTACCTATTGTAGGTATACTTATGGTGTCTATTCTACACTTTTTAAATATTGATAGTTTGTTAGATTATATTTTAATTATGATAACTGTTGTATTTCTAACATCAAGTATTGTTTGGTGGTGGTGGGTTATGCGTGTAGTCAAAGACTTCAACAATATTATCAATACAAGTATTACCAAGTTTGATGACATTGCAAAAGAGATTAAAGAACTAAAAAAAGAGTTCAAAAATGTACGTAATCGGTAATGGCGAAAGTAGACTTTTAACAGATATTTCTCAGTTGACTAACACAGTTGCCTGTAATGCAATGTGTAGAGACATGTATGTAGATGATTTAGTTTGTGTTGACAGAAGAATGGTCGACGAAGCACACAAAAAATACAATAATAATTATAAAAATTTATATACCAGGCGTGACTGGTTAGTTGGTAGAGAATCTTATGAAAATCTATACGAAGTACCTGAATTACCATACAAAGGCAACACTAGACCAGATGATAGTTTTAATTGGGGTAGTGGACCATATGCAGTATTAATTGCAGCAAATAAAAGTGAACACATTAAATTAATTGGTTTTGATCTATACGGTATTAACAATAAAACTAATAATGTTTATAAAGACTCAGATCATTATAATGATTCTAGCAAATCAGCTGTCGATCCTAGATATTGGATTTATCAAATAGGTGTGTTATTTCAAGTTTTCAAGGATAAAAAATTTACAATTTATAATAAAAAAGATTGGATTTTACCAGAATCCTGGAATAAACCAAATGTTTCACTTGACAACATAAGTAAACTAGTGTAATATTAGTAATATTAAGGACTTGGCGTCAACCCTTCTAATTCTGCCGCCATTATTATATAGGAGATAACAATGGCAAAACATTATAGTACAAAAACATACGGACACAACATAGGCTTATCAGCAGTGTTCCGTCAACCAAACGCAGATCATTCACACTGTCATCTGCTACACGGATACAGTCTAGCATTTAAATTTACATTTGGATGTGATAAACTTGATAACAAAAATTGGGCAGTAGACTTCGGAGGACTCAAACCTTTGAAAGCGTGGCTTGAAGATAGTTTCGATCACAAAACATGTGTAGATATAAATGATCCACACAAACAAGACTTTTATGATTTACAAGATAAAGACTTGTGTGAAGTAAGAGAGTTTGACGGTGTTGGTGCAGAGAAATTTGCAGAACATGCATTTAAATTTGCAGACAAACTTATACGTGAAGCAACAGACAATCGTTGTTATTGTGTAAGTGTTGAATGTTCAGAACATGGTGCCAATTCAGCAATATACGAGGCATGACTTGGGAAAAATTGATAAAACAAAATTTTCTAAACAGGAAATACTACAAATGCGTGACGAAAAACGCAGGCGCAAACATGGCAAATTAATTAATAGATTATCTGATAAACAGCAAACCGATAAGAATATTCTTGTTTTAAAACACGGACAAAAATATTCAGTAGATTATGTTAACAAAATGTATAACATGGTTAGCAGGCATTGTACCTATCCATTTAAAATGCATTGTTTGACAGAAGATGCAACTGGATTAGATAGCAATATTAACCATATACCTTTACCACCATCATTACAAGTAAATGGGTGGTGGTATAAACCTTACATTTATTCTTCTGAACTTCCGATTGAAGGAACTATATTATATTTAGATTTAGATATGGTGATTGTAAATCGTATAGACAGACTGTTTGATTATTATCCTGGTGAATATTGTATTATAAGAGATTTTACACGTGCCATGCGTCCTGGCTGGGAAAAATATAATTCTAGTGTTATTAAGTTTCAAAAAGGACAGTTAGACCATGTGTGGAAAAAGTTTAAAAGTCAACACTTACATATCATGAGGAGACATTTTGGAGATCAGGATTATTTGTATGAAGAAACGAGAGACCAAGCAAAAATATTTCCTGATAATTGGGTAAGAAGTTGGAAGTGGGAAATTAGGAGAGATAAAACTTTTAAACCAGGAGCTACAAGAGGTAATAGAGAATTTGCAAAAATAGAAGATATTTCTGCTCCAGACGATTGTTGTATTGTGGCATTTCATGGTGATCCAAATCCTCATAAATGCAAAGACCCATATATCATAAAAAATTGGATTTAACTTGACACATTTAAAAATTTGTAGTATTATATGAGTATGATTAGACGTATAGGTTTTGCATGTAAGTATATGCATCCAGACCAAACACAGAAAAAGAAAGTACTTGAAGAAATTCAGCGACCGCTAAATACTCGTAGCACAACAGTACAGTGGCTGAACAGACAGACACGTGATGTTGCTGAAGAACGCTTGTGGGATATCATGGTCCACAACATAGCGTCATACAAGAGGTTGATTGAATATGTGGGAAGCCTTGAACCTGAGCTTCGTATGGTCCGATTGGGTAGCGATGTGCTTCCTGTTTATACCGAGCCTACTTGGTGCTATTACTGGCGCAAGTCTGATGTACGTGATTACGCCGCCAAAGAATTCGCAAAAGTCGGTGAAACGGCAAGAGCCCTCGATGTCCGATTATCGATGCACCCAGGCCAATTTACTGTTCTTGCAAGCGACAACCCCGAGATTGTCGAAAGATCAATAGAGGAGTTTGAATATCATGTGGATTGCATCAGATGGATGGGCTACGGCACACAATTCCAAGACTTCAAGTGCAATGTACACATATCGGGTCGAAAAGGTCCACAAGGCATTAAAGACGCCCTCAAGAGACTCTCGCCCGAAGCACGAAACACCATCACGATCGAGAACGACGAAAACAAATGGGGACTCGACGCAAGCCTCGAGCTTGCCGACGATGTCGCACTCGTTCTTGACATACACCATCACTGGTGCCGTGAAGGTGAATACATACAGCCCACCGACGATAGATTTGCTCGCGTAATTGACAGTTGGCGTGGTGTGCGTCCTGTTATACATTATTCTTACAGTAGGGACGAACATCTTCCTACAGATTTTGCTCACGATACAATGCCTGCTATGAATATACTATTAGAAACAGGATACAAAAAAGCAAAATTACGAGCCCACAGTGATTACTATCCTAACAATGCTGTAAATGACTATGCCTTATCATTTTTACCTTATGCAGATATTATGTGCGAATCCAAAGCCAAGAACCTAGCAAGTATAGATTTGCATAAATACTGGGTAGGAGAATACTATGAAAACAACAGGGAAACCACAAAACTTAGTGCTTGATAAAATCGTAGGTGTTAGACCAGATATAAGACCTAAAAGCACAGTTGTTCCATTAAAAAAGGAACCTGGACTTAAAAAAGTAGAACCTGCTAGAAATGCTACAGGAAGAACTACCAAAGACGGTTATAAGTTCTAATGAGATTTATAGAGATAGACAGATGTCCTAGAACACGGGCTAAACAATGCCAGTGCGAAGCGTTGTCTATTACTGAAGCTGACTCTGATCAACTAATTGCTCAATGCGAATTAGAACATTCTGATACTGTAAAAGGTAATATTGTAATGATGCAAAAAACGTCAGGCGGACCTACAGTCATCAAAGGAACAATTAGCGGACTTGAGCCGGGCAAACACGGATTTCATGTGCATGAATACGGAGATTTAAGTAAAGGTTGTGAAAGTGCAGGTGCACATTACAACCCAGACGGAGTGGATCATGGAGATCTTAAAAAAGGACATGTTGGCGATCTGGGTAATATTGTTGCTGATAGCAACGGTGTTGCTAACATACGGATTGTTGCAAATAGAATATCACTTACTGGCGAGAGAAGTATTGTTGGTAGGGCTATTGTAGTACACAAAGATGAAGATGACCTAGGCAAAGGCGGAGATTCGGAATCATTAAAAACAGGAAATGCAGGCGATAGGTTAGCTTGCGGTGTAATTGTTTTAAGAGGAGACAACAATGATTAAAAAATGGATAGATGCACGAATGAAGGAAAGAACTTCATGGGACGGTGCAGTTCTAATTATATTAGGATTACTTGTCTTGTTCCTTTCACCATTAGCAAAAATAGCAGCAGGTATTGCTATTGCTTATGGAGCTTGGACAATTTACAAGAAAGACTAAATTTTACTAATATCTAGATTACTACTTGCGGGCATATCCCATATTTGTTTACGGGTTATGCCCATTTTTTGTGCAAACCTTTTACTATCACAATTTTTACATACATGAAAGTAATTGTTGTTTATTCTATTAGGATCCATTGATCCCCTAGTTCTTGTAAAATCATTTCCACAACTATCACACCTTAATTCTACAAAAGTGCTTGTACGCCAGTACTCATGAGGTTTACCTAATTTACTGTTCCGTTCGTGCCGCTTTGATACTGTAAATTCTTTTATGAACATACATATATTTACATTAAGATTATAAAAATGTTCGATAAATAACATTAAGAGAGGATCAAAATGAGCATTCTTACACTAACAGACGCCGCTAAAGCACAAATAGACACAATATGCAAAGAGAATAAAGTATTTGCAGTCACACTTAATATGAAGGGTGGCGGATGTGCAGGATTTGAATATAGATGGGATACTATACAAAACGAAGCAGATCTAAATGCCGATGATGAAGTTTTTAAAACAGATTTAGGTAATACATTTGTGGTAGGTGCAGAAAGCGTAATGTTTTTAGTAGGCACTGTAATTGATTATAAAAAAGATATCATGGGATCGATGTTTGATATAATTAATCCAAATGCAAAAAGTTCATGTGGTTGTGGAGTTAGTGTAAATTTTGATTTTGATAAGTTAGCAGAAACTGCATAATTGGAGCAATAAATGGCAAAACAAGACGTAAACATTGGTGTTGAGGGTAATGACGGAACTGGTGATAGTATTCGAGAATCGTTTAGAAAAGTAAACGAAAACTTTACAGAACTATATGCAGTATTCGGTGTTGGTGGACAAATTACTTTTAGCTCATTAAGTGATACACCTAGTGAATTATCCGCAAATACAATTCCATTAGTTAATGACGCAGGCACCTTTGTAAATTTAGTGCAATTAGCTAGTAATAGTGCAGCTGATCCTGATGCACAAGATACAATTACTTTCAATTATGACGAAGCAGGTAAACTAATAATTTCAAGTGCATTTACTAAAGTTGCAGATGATTTAAGTCCTACATTAGGTGGACCTATAGATGCAGCAGGATTTGGTATTGGTAATGTAGGCATCAGCACTGCTGCCGCAGAAGCATTAAATGCTGCACATGATAATTTAAGTGGTTTGACTGTAGATGACCTTGTAATTACAAAAGGCTATGCTGATCAAAGATATATAACATCAGGACTGCCATTAAGAGTACAAGAAGAACCTACAGGACAAGCACATTATACATGGACTATAAATTCTTATGTAGATAATACAGTTGAAATTACTAGACATAACAATACAGATCAGTCTGTGGATTTAACAGGACATGGTTTAGAGTCAGGATCAAACGGTCTTGCTGTAGTTTTCAATGCTGAAGATACAGATCCTACAGGATTAGTTAGTGGTACAACTTATTACATTAGAGTTGTGACGCCTACAAGGTTGAACTTTTACACAGAAGCAAACAAAGAGTTTGCAACTACTGACATAGATAGTGATGCTGAAGATAATAAAGTCTTAGTGTCTGGAACTATTGCACCTGACGACACGCACACTATACGTGATGAGGCATTAGATACAAATTTATCAGGAAATTTCTTGTCCGATACAGCGATGCCAAGAACTAGTATTGTTCGTAGGCAAGGCGATACCATGACTGGAAATTTGTTCCTATCAGATCACCCAGGCGAATTAGCAGGACAAGGCAAACCAAATGGTGATGAAGATTTACAAGCAGCAACAAAATTTTATGTAGACAATACTGCTTATAGTTCACCAGAAGTACTTTTTGTAAGCACACAAGGTGATGATACTATGCAAGGTGTTCCTCCAGGAAAAGAAGGTACATCATTTACATATGCATTTAAAACAATCAACAAAGCTGCAGAACGTGCAGAAGAATTAATAAAAGCTGCTCCTGTCGAACCAGGAAACTATATGCAGACTCTTACTCATACAAACTTTACAAAAGACTCTGTTATTATAAATGCTGATGTAGATGTGCCTGTATATGAGCAAGCTAGAAAACTTTTAGACAACAATAGAGATTACATTGCAAATGAAGTTGTTGCATTTGTAAGTAGTAATTTTCCAGACTTTGCTTATAATGTAGATACATGTAAAAGAGACACCGGACTTATTATTGATGCTATTGCCCTTGATATTAACAGGGGACTTACAGCAAACTATCTAACAATACAAGCAGCACAAAGCTATTACTCGGGTGTAAGTGCAAGAATTGCTATTACTTCACAATTGACTGAAACAGTAGCAGGTATTGTCAAAGCAAGAGATATTGCTGTTGCTGCACTAACAAACGATCTTTTAAATCAAAAAAATATTCAAAGTATTACAGTTGCTGAAATACCTACACTGACTACTACGACAGCACACGGTCTTAGCGACGGAGATATCATAGTCCTAAGAGATATAGAAGGCATGACTCAGATTGCCGACAACACAAAAAAATATGTTAAAGCAACAGGAACACAAACTTTAGAATTGTACAACGACTCTAGTTTAGAAATTCCGTTTGATACTTCATCTTTTGATGGATATACAGGTAGCGGAATTTTAGGACAAGTCTATCAAATTGAGGAAGACCAATATTTTGATTTAGGAACAATAATAACAATCACAACTACAGGCAATGTGTCTGTGACAGCAGGTGAGACAATTACACAAGCAGGAAGTGGTGCTACAGGTATTGTTGTAAGTTCAATCACAAACGGAACTACAATACAATTAGAAAACACAACGGGTGAATTTAATACTGGTAATGAATTAACAGGTACAGTAAGCGGAGCACTAGGACCTGACAGTGTTCCTACAACAGTTGCTAGAGACTTAGATGCAGATTCAAATGCTGTCACAGCAGTTGGAGACAAATTTGATTTAGTTGTTAACATAATACAAAATGGATTAGACTCCGGCGGAGATATTGTTTACGGAAGTACATATAAACTAGTAGTGACAAATGGTGCAAGCACATATACAGATCAAACCAATCCAGGAAATACTGATGCACTGCCTGGCAAAGTAATTAGAGGTAAACGTTCAGAAGCAATTGGTCAAATAGTAAGTTTTACTAATGACGTAGGAGCAGAAGCTGCAACAGATCCTCAAACAGGAGCATTAGAACCAGGGCCTACCGTTTTCCAACTTCATTTATTAAGTGCAAAAGACTTTGAGCCTGAAGAGCCATTAGAATTTGGAAACTTTGTTAAAAAGAAACAAGTTGCTATCAGAGTTGAAACAGGTATTTACGAAGAAGATTATCCTATAAGGTTAAGTGCCAATGTATCTCTGAAAGGTGATGAATTTAGAAGAGTTATTATAAAACCAAAAACTGAAACATTATCTAGAGTTCCTCGTGTGTCACAAAGTAAATGGTCAAAACTTTATTTCTATAGAGATAATGAATTTGATGGGTTGACACTTACTAATGGTGGTACTACATTCTTTAACCAAGATGGAGTTGCTCAAGGTAGATTTGGATACCATTATCTTTTCAGAGGTGATAGGCCAGTCAACGTAGGAAGTGATATTAGTAATATAGGAAGTTATACAACTGCTTCTAATATTCTTAAAGAAAATAAAGATTACATAATTGAAGAAACAATAAGATATATTAGTGACAGATTCCCTGATCTTACATATAGCACATCTAAATGTCGTAGAGATACAGGATTAATTATAGATGCATTGGTTGCAGATTTAACAAATGGTGGAGAAGAAAGAACACTAGAAGTTCAAGGAAGCTATCACACACTTATCACAGACGGAACAGGTGATTATCTTACACAGTTAGGTGACAGTACTCAAGAAGTTGCTACACAAGCAGCTATAGATAATATTAGTACTCTGTCTAATGCTTTACTTGCAGGTAATGCTCCTAATTATACTGTTGTAGATGCAACATTTACACCAACATTTGCAACCTATGATCCTTTGACAGGAATACTTGTTTTAACAATTGGTTCACACAGTTTAGAAACAGGGCAGTATATAGAAGTCGAACCTGAAAGTTTAACATTTACTTGTGCATCAGACGGTAATGTTGCGCAAATTGCCTACCCAAGAACGACTGACCCGGCATTCCAAACTAAATTAGAAATAACCGCAAAAACTGCAACAACTATTACAGTAAATGTAGGAACATCAAGCGAAACATCAGCGCATACCTTTGTAAGTGCAGATGCTGATGCAATAACATTCGGTGAGTACACAGCAGGTAGTGCAGGTGTACTAGCAATTGAAACTCCTGATACTACATTAGGAGCAGGAGAGTCAGGAACAGGAGCTCTAGTTGGTAATCTCATAGACAAAATTAACTTTGTGTTTGATGTAGAATACAACCCACCTAAAAGAAATGATGAACTTGACGTATTCTTAATGAGTGATGCTACAATTATTAGAAACGTGACTGTGCAAGGACACGGAGGCTTTATGTGTGTGCTTGATCCGGAAGGACAGGTATTAACTAAATCTCCATATATTCAAACAGCATCAAGTTTCAGTAAGTCTATAAACCAAAAAACATTTGCTGGTGGTATGTATGTTGATGCGTATGTAGGAAACCTGCCTGCAAATATACTTACAAAAGTTAATAACTTTCAGTTAACAGTACAAAGTAATACAGGCGAAGGATTAAGACTGCGTCCACCTGAATTACCTTGTCCTTTTTATGTAGAAGGAAGAAGATATCAGGTTAACGCTATTGCAAACTATGACCAAGGACAGGGTACGGCAACTATATTTTTAGATGCCAATTCAAACGAAGGTACTGGTTATGATGAAACACAATTTGACAACCCGGTTGTACCAAGAAGTATATTCTTCCAAACTGCTGGTAATAGAAGTTTGCTTGCAAACGACTTTACACAAATTAACGATTTAGGTTATGGATTAATTGCTAACAACGCAGCTTTTTCAGAACAAGTGTCTACTTTTACTTACTACTGTCAAACAGCTATGTATGCGAACAACGGTTCAGAAATTAGAGGATTAAATTGTTCAAATGGATATGGTAATTTTGGACTTATTGCAGAAGGTGCAGATCCTAATGAAATACCAGACCAAGTTAGCACAAAATATGATATGGTGCAAGCCGCAAAAGTATTTACTGATACTACTTTCACAAATGCTTTTGATGAACCTTCAATACACTTAACGGATCTTAAACGTCCCCCAACAGCAAACAGTTTAATTACAATAGACCATCCAACTGCTGGAACTTTAAACTATGTTGTATCTACAGTGACAAATTTATCAGATGCAGACGGTGACGGCGTAATAGGTGAAAGTGGTGATGTAGTAATGTCAGGTGTTAAGGCATTAGACGCTACATCTCTAGCAGGAACTACAGCAACAGCACAAACATTTAGCGAAGTTGCAACCAGTGGTGCAGCCAGTGGAGGTACAGGACTAACTGTTGACGTCACCATAACTGGAGTTGGTGTTATTGGTGCAGCTGGAGCAGCAGTTGTAAGTATCAATACACCAGGAAGTGGTTATCTTGCTACTGACACTATTACTATAAGTGGAGCTGATCTAGGAGGATCAACACCTACAAACGATTTGACTATAGACGTATCTACTGTTTATGGAACAGCAGGAGTGTTCAACAATATTGTTTACAAGTGTGATCTTAAAGCGGATGATGTTCAAGCAGATGACTTCTTTGGCACTCTGCAGGAAACAGTCGCAGATGGCACCATAATAGAATACAGAGACAATTTCAATTTTATATTTGACAGTGTAGCCGATCCTGACAACTTGGTCACTCGTCCATCAACAGCAGTAAACTTTGATGAAAGTGATCAGACAACATATAGAAGTATTGCTTTTTCAAATAAAGATTCTTTCAGCACAGATTTAGCTGCAGATGAAATCCTTACTACGTTTGAAGTTGGTTTTGATTTTGTAGATATGGAAATTTCTACAACAAACCTAACAGGTGGTTATGGATCAGCACAAGGTGATACAAAAATTGCTATCACACCTTTAACAGCAAGTGCTTTAAATTTATTTGATGATACAGAACGTGTCACAAGAGATAGCAGTACACAAGAAGGATTATATCCAACAGATCCTGGCTATAGTGCTAGTGGTGGAATGAGATTTGTATGGGATGGAAAAACACACGGCATTACAGGTTATCACACTGTTTCAACTCTAAACACAACAGGAAGCATTACAGTAGTACAAGGTGAAACACTAACACAAGCAAACACAGGTGCAACAGCAGTTGTTTTAGCAAATACCACAGGTAGTTCAATAGAAGTATATGATGTCACAGGAACATTTAATACTACAGATACTATTACAGGAAGCACAAGCGGAGCATTAGGAGCAAATAGTGTGCCTACCAGTGTTGCATTAGATCAATGGGCTTACATTGATATTGTTGATATTGCTTCTACAAATATTAATACTTCTTACGGCGGAGCTGGTATCAACAGTGCTATTCCTGCAGCTGAAAGAACTTTAAGTGCAGGTTTAACTGCGGGCAGTACCGCAGAAATAACTATTGCAATATCTTTACTACGTGCAACAGGACATGATTTTACACAAATTGGTACAGGATCGTTTAACCAGTCAAACTATCCAAATGTTATTTTAGGTGATCCAGTAAACAGTCTTGCAGAATTTTATACAGATGCCGAAACTGCAACTACTGCACAAGTTTGGGAACGTAGAAAAGGTAGAGTGTTCTTTGTAAGTACAGACCAAGATGGATTCTTTAGAGTTGGTAAATTCTTTAGTGTAGATCAATCAACAGGTGATATTACTTTCGCAGGTGAAATTGGACTTTCTAATGCAAACGCCCTTGGATTTAAAAAGGGTGTCACAATAAACGAATTCTCTGCAGATGATAGTTTTGCAGATGATTCAGGGCAAGCAGTTCCAACAGAAAAAGCAATAGGAGGATACCTAAACCGTATACTTGGATTTAACAGCAAGTCAAATACTCAAATACCTGGAAGTGCAAATAGAATTGGACCAGGATTCTTACCGCTTAATGGATTAAGCACAATGGAAGCCAATCTTGACATGGGTGGATTCAAAGTACAAAATGTTGATACACCTGCAAGCGGTAGTGATGCTACAAATAAAAACTATGTTGACGACAATGCAAACGCATTTGCTACAGTCAAACAACTTAGAGACACATCAGTAGGTACAGTAGGATCTAATGAACTTACAGTGTTTACTGGTAAACAGATAATTTATACAGAGCCTGAAACTGGTGGTACATTCACTATAGGAGACACAATACAAAATGATCCTACTACACCAAGTGCTACAGGTGTTATTGTAGATCTAGAAAGTCTCACAGATGAACAGTTTGGTTCTATAAGAAAGATTGTTTACACAGTTAGCTCAGGAACTTTCGATCCTGATAACGACACAATATATGAAAATGGGGGGTCAGCTCAAGCAGTTGGTTTAACAACTCCTTTACAAGCAGACGTAGGCGGGCCATTTAGTGAAATTTCTCATGCTTCAGAAGCAACAAGTAGTGATATTAATTTAACAATCACACGTACTGCAAGTGGCACAGAGTTTGATTTCCAAATTGAGGCTGATAGTATTATAAATGCAGATGTTAATAGTTCTGCTGCAATAGCACAAAGCAAACTTGCAATGAATACCGCAGGTACAAGAGCAAACGCAACAGGTATTTCGCAAAGTGATCTAGGACTTGCAACATTTAAAGATACTGAATTTACAGAAACAAATGGTTTTGTTGAACTACAAACAAGTTCAAGTACAACTACAGGTATTGATCCTAGCAAATTGCAACATATCGCAACCGACACAGTATTAGGTAGAAGTGCAGCAGGCGATGGAGCAGTTAGTGCTTTATCATTTGATACAGTTTTAGATCAAGGCGGCGCATTGCGTGATTCGGAATTTGGTACCTTTGGTAGTAGCGGTGATGAAGTCCTTATAAGAACAGCGGCAAATACTTACAGCACCACTGAAGTCACAACAAGTGGTGAAAATAGTAAAATTGTAAAAACATTATCAGACGGTAATATCAGAGCTCAAGGACTTGTATTAGGAGGCGCTGACAGCTATGAAGTTGCAACAACAACAGGTGCTGGAACAACATTACAAATTAAAACACCTGGACAAGCAGTTGTGTTTGAAGCTGTTGGTACAACTTCAGAATCACTAGTCACAGATTTTAAAGGTATTGTAGATGTTGGTAGTACAGGTATTTCTACAGAAAGTGATTTTCAAACAGCAAGTTCTTACACAGGCGAAGGCTTCCTTGCAAGTGACTGGGTTTATACAAACTTCTTAGAAGCAGCAACAGAAAGAGGCAGTGGTAGCACTGGTATTGGTTTAGGAGCAGGTGGTGGATTTACTGAAAGTGCAGCAGACACTATATTGTTTGTGACCAGCGGGGCATCAGCTGTGACTATTGATTCCAGTGGACACTTAAACGCACTCAACAATGTTGACATAACAGGTACACTTACATCTGATGGTCTTGCAAGTTTAGATGGTGGTATAGATGTAGACGGTGCATTTACAGTAGCAAACACATCAGGTAATATTGCAACAAGCGGAACATTATCTGTAGGAAGCACAGCAACATTTAATGGAAACGTAGATATTGGTAATGCAACATCAGACACTATTACATTTACCTCAAGAGTTGATTCAAACATTGAACCTGATGCAACTGGCAATAATAGAAACTTAGGTGCTAGTGGAAGAAAATGGAATACAGTCTATGCTAGTGTTTTTGATGGAACAGCAACAAATGCACAATATGCTGACTTGGCTGAGAACTATCTAGCAGATGCAGAGTATGAAGCAGGCACTGTATTAGTTTTTGGCGGAGACAATGAAATTACGACCACAAACACAAAAGGTAATACAAGAGTAGCTGGTGTAGTTTCAACTAGTCCAGCACACCTAATGAATTCTAATTTAGAAGGCGAACATGTCACAGCAATAGCATTGCAAGGTCGTGTACCATGTAAGGTACTAGGTCGGGTAGAAAAAGGAGACATGCTAGTCACAAGTGCTATTCCAGGATATGCTATTGTAAACAATTCACCAGGAGTTGGCCAGGTCATTGGTAAGGCAGTAGGTGCTAAACAAGATGATGGCAAAGGCACAGTTGAAGTTGTGGTAGGGAGAGTATAATGGCTAAGCAAACTATCAACATAGGTACAAGCGTTAATGCAGGCAATGGAGATCCATTAAGAACTGCATTTGATAAAATTAATGATAATTTTAATGAGCTTTATGCTGCAACAACATTAGATCTTGACAGTATAGGATCTAATATGGTCCCTGATACTAACGGTGCTTATAATTTAGGAAGCACTACAAATCAATGGGGTGAAGCCCACATCAGAGACTTTATTGTTATAGGTGGCGCTAGACTTGAAGCAGACGGTAGTGGAAATTTAGTTGTCAGTGGCGGTAGTTTACAAATTAAAGATGTGCAAGGTGATATTTTTGCAGATGACAGTACAAAGGTATTTGATTCAGCAACGCAAACATTTACAGGAAAGTTTGAAGGTGAACTGATAGGCACGGTAGCCGCAGATGATTCAACTGTACTAATAGACGGTGTAGCAGGTACAATAAATGCAGGTGCGTTAACAGGAGCTTTACCAGCAATAGACGGTAGTGCATTAACTGGTATAACTGCCAGCAGTGTTGCATTTTCAAACATTACAAGCAAACCAACTACAATCGCAGGTTATGGTATCACTGATGCTTACACAAAAGCAGAAGTAGATAGTGCTATTACAAGTTCAGTATTACCAGCAGGCTCAACACAATCAATAGATATTGTTGCGGCCGATTCAACACTATTAGTAGACAGTGTTAACGGCACACTAAACGCTACAACATTGACAGGTGCTTTACCAGCAATAGACGGTAGTGCGTTAACAGGCATCACTGTATCAGCACTTGATGGTGATGTGACAGGTAGTGTTTTTGCAGACGATAGCACACTATTAGTAGATGGTGTAAACGGCACATTGAACGCTACAACACTTACAGGTGCTCTACCGGCAATAGATGGTAGTGCGTTGACAGGTGTGACAACAGCATTTTCAAACATTACAAGTACACCAACTACACTATCAGGTTATGGCATAACAGATGCTTACACACAAACACAAGTTGATACTGCTATTACAAATGCAACTTCTAGTATTGTTATCCCAAGCGGTTCATCACAATCAATAGATGTTGTTGCCGCTGACTCTACACTATTAGTAGACAGTTCAAATGGCACACTAAACTCATCAGCACTTACTAAACCTATTGACCTTGACGATAATGAGGAAGTTAGGTTTGGCACTGGTAATGATATGAGAATATATCACAGTGGCACAACAGGTAATATCGATAACAACACAGGCACTTTAATCTTAGACGGTAGCACAGTTAGAATACAAGATGGCGCATCGGCAAATACTGCTATATCAGCCGCAAACGGTATTGCTACACTTTATCATACAAACACAGCAGTATTAAACACAACAGCAGGTGGCATACAAATAGAAAAAGGTGTTGAAGAAAAGTTTGCTACACTAACAGGTAGCACTGGAGTCACAGCAATGGATTGTGCTAAT